TCGTTGACGTTTTGGATTCTGCTCCGTTATTCGGAGCATTACCAAATCGCCAACATGACTGTGTCTCCGTCGGACTATGCGGACGAGAAGGAATTCTCTTCTGCGTATCGTGCGACGGGGCTCCTGAGCAAATTTCCTGACTTGGTCTCTGAATTCCTAGATCCTAGGAAGACGGCGATTGAATCATTCAAATTAGCTGAGGACCAGTGTGCCCGCACCAATGCAACATACCCTTCCCTATTAACGGGACCTGCTCTATGGGTTAACCATGAAGCAAGAAAAATAGTGTATGCTGTTCTTGGTTCTTCCCCCTTTACATCTTCTTGGCGAAAGGAAACTTTCGACGAGGGATGCATCTGGGGTCCAGGGTCCACGTCAAGTTCAAAGGGGCGTTTCGTTAGTCTCGCCGACAAATTTCTGGCTAAGCCAGAGTTGACAGCTTCACTTAATCACCTAGTTCCGGTGGATAAACTACTGAACTTGTCCTTTCGGTGGAAAGAGCAACATTGCTCCCACATCGACAACTCCGATAGCAATATCGTGACGCCCACAATTGTGGGGGGGAATAAGGTGACCTTTGTTAGGAAGAACGCTAAGACCGACCGTAGTATTGCAGTCGAGCCTCATCTCAACGCACTTGTTCAACACGGGTGCGGAAAGCTGATACGCAAACTGCTACAACGCCATGGATTGGACCTCAATAGCAATTCTCGTAATATCGAGCTTGCTAAGAAAGGTTCTCTCGATGGGTCTTACTCAACTCTTGACCTGAAAGCTGCCTCTGACACTATTGCAACATCTGTAGTCAGGGACCTCCTTCCTCCAGATTGGTTCTCTCTGCTCGACGCTTGTCGTTCAAAGAGGTACAAGTCTGTAGAAGGCGGTGAAGATTGGCTGTTCTACCATAAGTTTTCATCTATGGGGAACGGCTTTACTTTCGAGCTTGAAAGCCTAATTTTTTGGGCCATAGCTCGAGCATCTTGCAGGTATCATCATGTTGATGAAGACGTCGCTGTATTTGGGGACGATATTGTATGCCCTGAACTGGTATCTGACACAGTCATTTCCAGCTTGGGACAGCACGGTTTTACCCTTAATACTGAAAAGTCTTTCACTGTAGGACCCTTTCGAGAGTCTTGTGGTGGTGACTTTTTCTTAGGCCATCCCGTTACCCGTTTTCAACTAAAGGACTCTCTTTCCCCGCGTGAACTTGTCGTGCTTCATAACAAGGCCACAACGGCGTCTCTTCTCCCCTTCGGGAGAGATAAGACTTTTGAGTTCTTTATTCGTTCCATTCGCAGCAATCCTGTCGTAAGTTCCTATTCATTAGGTCCCTACGGTCATGACGGCTGTCTCTGGTCCGATTTCGATGAGGCGCATCCGCGCTTATCGAAGAAGAAAACGAGGCAATACCAGCGGCCGTATTACGTTGTGAGAAGGGAAACCTTCAAACCGCGTATGCAGCCTGCTGACTCACATCTTGATGTGACGGCGTGGTTGTACAGAAAGCCCGAAGTCGAGCATCCTACGTTCCTCCAAGGACGTGGGTGTTTGATCGAAGACATTCTGTGCACTAGCAACCCATGGGTCATACCGATTACGGTATCTTCTGGGGCCGGTAGGCCTCAGAGACTATGTGGGTTGTGGTCCTTCCGGGAATTCTCCGTAACGGATTTTCCCTTTCTTGGTGGGTTTATTTAGCCCCCATTCCTACGTTTAG